AGAGGTAGATTTGACTAACGATATTAGAGATTGGAATAATCTTACAGAAAATGAACAATATTTTGTTAAAAATATTTTATCATTCTTTGCGGCTTCCGATGGTATTGTTAATGAAAATCTTGCAGAAAATTTCTTAAAGGAAGTACAATATCCTGAAGCTAAATTTTTCTATGGATTTCAGTTGATGATGGAAAATATACACAGCTTGATGTATTCATTACTCATCGACACATATATCTCAAACGAAAAAGAAAAACAACTTTGTTTCACAGCATTAGATAATCTACCTGCGGTTCAAAAGAAAGCTAAGTGGGCACTTGATTGGATTGAAAACGCGTCTTTCCAAGAAAGACTTGTCGCATTTGCCGCGGTTGAAGGAATTTTCTTTTCAGGATCATTCTGTTCAATTTTTTGGTTGAAATCAAGAGGTATCATGCAGGGATTATGTAACGCTAATAGTTTGATTTTCAAAGACGAGAATCTTCACTGCGACTTTGCAATTCATTTGGTTAATAATCACTTGGAAACTAAACCATCAGAAAAAAGAATTAAAGAAATTCTATTGTCTGCATTGGAGATTGAAAAAGAATTCATCACTGAATCATTACCTGTTTCACTTATTGGTATGAACTCCAATCTTATGAAACAATATTTGGAATTTGTTACTGATGGATTATTGGTTAAGTTTGGATGTAAAAAAGAATTCAATGTTGAACAACCGTTTAAGTTTATGGAACAGATTGCAGTTGAAACAAAGGGTAACTTCTTTGAGTCAAGAACAATGGAATACCAAAAAGCTAAACTAAACGAAGAGTTATCATTTGATTCTGATTTTTAATTTAATACTTTTATATCTATGATGTCATTAAAAATTAAAAAGAGAAACGGGGATGATGTTGCATTTAATCCTCAAAAAATTTATAATAGAATTAAACGAGCAGCAAAAGGGTTGACTGTAAACTCTGATGAGATATTCATCAAGGTAATTACATCAGTACCAACTGAAGGTAATATAACCACAAAAGAGTTAGATAAACTTGTATATGAAATTGCCGCAGCATACACCGGAAGTCACTACGATTATTCAAGACTTGCGTCTTCAGTTGCTATCTCATCGTATCATAAAGAAACTGACCCAAGTTTTTCAAATGTAATGCATACCCTTCATGTTGATGGTGTCGTTCATGATGAACTAATGGAGGTTATTGAAAAGTATGGACCGTCTAAGATTGATGAGGTAATCAATCATGAGAATGATTACAACTTTGATTACTTCGGATGGAGATCTTTACAAGAAATGTATTTGCTGAAAACTCCTCAAGGTAAAGTAATTGAAAGACCACAACACATGTATATGAGAGTTGCTCTGTGGGTAACTAATTCATTTGAAGAAGCGGTAGAATATTATCATTCATTATCAAGTCAGAGAATTTCTAAGGCTACACCAATTATGATTAACTCAGGAACAAAAGTTCCTCAGTTAGCGTCTTGTGTGTTACATTATAATAATTCAGATTCAAGAGAAGGATTACTAAAAACCTTGAATGATATCTCAACATATTCTTCAGATGCTGCGGGTATTGGATTGTCTATGTCAAACATCAGAAGTAAAGAAAGTAGAATCAAATCATCTGGTGGATTTGCTGGTGGATTGTTAAAATATCTTAAGATTGTAAACGAATCATTGAGATTCTTTAACCAACAAGGAAGAAGACCTGGTAGTGCTGCGATATACTTGGAACCATGGCACAAAGATATTTTTGATTTATTGGATATCAAAAAGAATACAGGTGCTGAAGAATTAAGAGCGAGAGACTTATTTACCGCACTTTGGATTCCTGATAACTTCATGAGAGCAGTTAAAAACAATGAAGATTGGTATTTGTTCTGTCCAAATGATATTATCAAAGCGGGTATCAAACCTTTACAGGAATGTTTCGGTGATGAATATGAAAGAAACTATCAGTTAGCGGTAAACGCAGGAATCGGTCGTAAAGTGAAAGCTCAAGAGATTTGGAGTAAAGTGATTGAATCTCAAGTCGAAACTGGTGTACCTTACCTATGTGCTAAAGATAGTGCAAACAAAAAAACAAACCATCAAAACATTGGTGTGATTAAACAATCTAACCTATGTAATGAAATTTATCAGTATACTGATGAGAATACAACTGCGATTTGTACACTATCATCAATCGTACTTAAAAACTTTATTGTTGATGGTAAGTTTGATTACAAACTATTGATTGAAGAAGTCAGAAAGGCTGTTAGAGCGTTGAACAATGTTATCGACAAGAATAATTATTCAACTGAAAAAGGTCTTAAAGGAGGTTTAGAACAAAGAGCGATTGGTATTGGAGTACAAGGTTTAGCGGATGTTTTCTGTCTTTTAGATTATGTTTTCACTTCTGACGAAGCTAAGACTTTGAATAAGAATATTTTTGAGGCAATTTATTACGCGGCAATCACTGAAAGTAATGATTTGTGTAAAAAAGGAATCAGAAGACCTTACGAATTCTTCAAAGGTTCTCCAATGTCTAAAGGTATTTTCCAATTTGATATGTGGGAAATTAATGACTCTGAACTATTCTTAGATTGGGAAACATTGAAGAAAGATGTTCAAGAATTTGGTGTTTGTAATTCTTTGTTCACCGCTCAGATGCCGGTCGCATCTTCAGCTAAAATTACAGGTTCATTCGAAATGACTGAACCAGCACATTCGGCACTATTCAACAGAAGAGTTGTTGGAGGTGAAATTATGATTGTGAACAAATACTTGATTAACGATTTTGAAAAAATTGGTATTTGGTCTGAAGACTTAAAGAATGAAATAATTTTGAACGAAGGTTCCATTCAGAATATTAACTTTAATTTATACCTTGACCCTGAAGATAAAAATTACAACAAAAAAGTTAAAAGAATTGAACACCTGATTCCAAAGTACAAAACAATTTGGGAGATTTCTCAGAGAGACTTGATTAATATGGCGGCAGATAGAGCACCATTCATTGACCAATCTCAGTCTATGAACATATATATGTCGAACCCTACGTTGTCTAAAATTACATCATCTCACTTTCACTCATGGGAAAAAGGTTTGAAAACATTATGTTATTATGTAAGGACTAAGGCAATTTCAACGGGTGCTAAACACTTAGCGTTGGATATGTCAAAGGTACAAAAATCAAAACCAAATGTTGAAGTTCCTAAAGTTGATTATAGTAGTATGAATTTACCACCAAAACCAGAAGGAATTGAAATTGAATGTTTCGGTTGTTCTTCTTAATTAAATAATTAATCCCGATATAAATCGGGATTTTTTATTTGTGGCTATTTATAAGGAAAAACAAGGGTCTTATATTTATCTTTATGGCAAACGGAGTAACATATGGAATAAACTTTCCTTTCAGAGATTCGAGAAGAGGTGATTATTTAGAACTCACTCAGTTAGAATCACAGCAAATCAAATCGGATTTGATTCACTTACTTCTAACAAGAAAAGGAAGCCGGTATTATTTACCAGACTTTGGTACCAGATTATACGAATTTTTGTTTGAGCCATTTGATGGTTTAACTTTTGACGCGATACAATCAGATATTAGGGATTCAGTTCAAACTTTTATGCCAAACCTGTTATTGAATCAAATAACAATTACACCTGCGGACCCTATGGAAGAAGTTGATACCATGCTCGGTGAAAATACGGTAGGGACAAGTGAGTCTCCAATTTATAGATTACCCGGTAAAGGTACTTCGGAATACACTGCAAAAATTAGAATAGATTACTCAAACAACAGGTCAACTTTTTCTCAAAGTGATTTTGTTATTATTAATATTTAATATAGATGGCAAATCGTAAAATTTCATATACAACCAGAGATTATCAGGGAATAAGAACTGAGTTACTTAATTATTGTAAAACATATTATCCTGAGTTAATTCAGGATTTTAATGACGCATCAGTATTTTCTGTGTTTATTGATTTAAATGCTGCGGTTGCCGACAACTTACACTATCATATTGATAGAAGTATCCAAGAAACAGTACTTCAATATGCCCAACAAAGGTCATCTATTTACAATATAGCTAGAACCTATGGATTAAAATTACCAGGTCAAAGACCATCCGTTGCTTTAGTAGACTTTTCAATTACTGTTCCCGCGTTTGG